TTTGGTTCAATCAACTACGAGCGTGGCCCAAAGATCAGTTATGCTGCTGATGATCTAATCCTTCCATACAACACCTACTCACTATCTGACTCTGTCAGCTTCGATGCTAACTTCTCTGGCCTTGGATTCCAAGACCTTCGCCAGTTGTCATCAACTTCTACCCTTTACGCAACAATGCTCATGGAAGAGCGTATGCTCCTCATGGCTCGCGGTACCGCTACAGGTTACTCAGGCGCTCTCTCAGCTCCAACAGTTTCAGTTGCAGCAGTAAACGCTTCTGGCACACAGACCGCTTTGGCTTCAAGCCAAGCCTTCTATGTCTATGTAACTGCTGATGCTGGTTCATTTGGACAATCTGTTCTTTCAACAGTTCAGACCGCAACAACCTCATCTGGTTCACAGGTTCTTACCATCACAGTAACACCTGTAACTGGCGCACTTGGTTACAATGTTTATGTCGGAACAACCACAGGTGCAGCTAACGCTCACTTCGTTGGTCGCTTCACAGGCTTGACTGCAACACTTCAGGGTGCTGCTTCAACACAGACAACAAACAACAACCTTGTATTCAACACCACAGGTGTTCTCGCTTCAACAATCACAGGCGACACATCTGCTTACGCAACTGGTTATGACGGAATCATTCCTACACTTCTCGGTTCTGCTGGTGGATACAACAACAACATCAACGCTCAGTTCTCAACCTCTAATCCGGGTTCTGAATACCAGACCGTTTTCTACAACCTCTACAACAATGTTAAGGCTGACCCAGATGAAATCCTCATCAACGGTTCAGACCGCAAGCAGTTGTCAGATGCAATCAAGAACGGCTCTACTGCAAACTATCGTTTGAACCTCACCCAAACTGATGCTGGCGACTATGTCGGTGGCGCAACAATTGGTGGACTTTACAACGAAGTTACAGGCAAGCTAGTGGACATCACAGTTCACCCATGGTTGCCACAGGGCGTATCTCCTGTTATGTCTTACACCCTTCCAATCCCTGACACAGAGGTTAGCGATTGCTGGGCTGTTTACAATGTACAGGATTACATGGGTATCCAATGGCCTGTCACACAGTTCTCATACGATTTCAGCACATACTTCCGTGGAACATTCATGGCACAAGCACCAGCTTGGTCAGGTATCGTTTCAGGAATCGCATCTGCATAATCATAAGAACACTAAGCAAGGCGCATCTTCGGGTGCGCCTTGTCTTATTAAAGGAGAGGGCGCATGACAAGATTTATCCCACCACAAGGAATGAAATCCATTGGTGTTGAAACAAAAGATGGTGTTAAGACACTCAGGGCTGGCAGAGATGGAACATTCACCGTTAATGACCCTAAGTTGGCTAAACAACTCAAAAAAGAAGGCTTAGGTATCGCTGGAACTGCTGGCGTTATCGCTAACCCATCAAGCGTGGGCTTTAACTGCAAAAACTGCGGTTTCGGCTCATTCTTCAAAAAATGCTCAAAGTGCGGAGAGATAAATGGCTAATGCTTACTCAGGTACAACTCACCAGTTCTCCACACCTTACCTCACGCTTACCGAGTACAAGAACGCGCCTACCGCGATTGATCTCGATAACCTCGTATGGAATTCACAAGACCCAGATGTTCAAGATGCGGAACTAGCCAATGTCATTGCTCGCGCAAGCTCATGGATTGATACATACTGCAACCAAGTCCTCGCAGCAACCACCGAAACCGAGCAACAACGCTCCCGTATCCGTGACGATGGCACAATCCGCTTTCATCCTCGCTATAACCCAATTATCGCGCTGACCTCATTTGCTTACGGCAACCCTAACTATCAGATGACAACAGTTGCCGATTGCTCGATTGCATGGATTGAGGATTCGCAGGTTATCTTTCCTTACTCAATGCTTTCAACTTCGTACACAAATCAGGGGCCACTTCAATTTGGCTTCCCAACAACGCCTCGCCAAGAAGTGTTCCTCAAGTACACCTATGTAAACGGCTACGCCAACACCCTTATTAACACGGCTACCGCAGGGCAATCAAGCCTCACAGTTACAGATGGCACAGGAATCACCGCAGGGCTAACACTCAAGATTTACGATGGCTTTGATTCAGAGTTTGTCACAGTCGCCAGCACCTATACCTTTGGCTCAACCACAGTCCCACTCGTTGCGCCTCTTGCATACTCTCACGCTAACGGCGTATCTATCTCAGCGCTACCGCCAGCAATCAAGGAAGCTGCCATCTTGGTAACTACCTCAATGCTCAAAGTTCGTGGCGATAACTCAATGGTGATGAGCGTTGCCTCTCGCGCTTCACAGGCAGTTGAAGGCGCACAAGGTCTTGGCACAGAGATCAAGATTGCTCAAAACCTACTTGCTCCTTATCGCAGGATTAGATAATGGCTCTAGTAGGTCGTCAAGCCGTTCGGTCGGTTCTCGCAAACTTCATCGGTCAGCCAAATGTTCAAGGCTTGAATCAGGTTTTTACCTCGTTTCCTAAGCGTATTGACTTTGCCGTCAATGCCTTGCCTTCTCAGCAATCTCGCGCTGCCGCAGTTATCCATATCGAGTCAGAGCGCGAAACCCGCTTGGCTATCGGTGGAGCTACATCTGGAATCAAGCAGGTTGATTACACCGTTGTAATTCAGGTGTTTCATCATTCTATGGAGCGCGACTCGCAAGATGCTATGGATGACTTTGACCTAACGATTGACAACCTCAAAGAAAAGTTGCGCTCAGATCACACTTTCGGCGACCCATCAAGCAACCTCGTATGGCAAGGCGCAGAGCCAGCGATTGATGTTTCCTACGGCGAGCCTGTATCCAATGACGGCACATCTACCGAAACATGGGCATCACTTCGTTTTACCGTTACCCAAATGATTCAAGCATAAGGAGCATCATGGCTAAACATAAATACACGGGAGAGTACGAAGTTACCTTCCCCTCAATCGCAACCGTAGTAAAGCCGGGCGATGTATTTGAAGCGCCAGCAGATTTCAAGGCACATAATGTAGTACCAGTTAAAACAACCAAGCCAACAGTAGGAGATGAAGAATGACACTAGCCCAAAATTCCGTCAAGAGTTACCTTGGTGTTGCGCTTGAAACAACCAAAGGTACTGCGGTAGCCGCAACCAACTTCGTACCAATCACACTCAATAGCTTTAAGCCAGTTGATGTCATCGCGCCTCTTTACGACACAGGTATTCGTGGCTCACTTGTTGAGAACTACAACTATGTTCAAGGTCGCCGTAACACAACAGTAGATTTTAATGGCCCTGTATTTGCTGACACCATCGGATTCTGGGTTGCGGGCGTTCTTGGCGATGTAGTTACTTCTGGCTCAGGCGCTCCTTACACCCATGTAATTTCTCTCAAGAACACAGTCGGAACAAGCACAGATGCTCAGCCAAAGGCTTTGACAATCACCGACTTCTATGGCGCAAACACTCGTTACTATCCGGGCTGCCAGATCACAGACCTTGGCTTGACCTTCAACGCTGACGGAATGTTGGAATACACCGCTAAGGCAATGGGTTTCCCATCAACCACAACAACCGCGCCAACACCTTCTTTTACCAGCGTTCTACCTACTCAGGTATGGACAGGAACCGTGTCAATCGGTGGTACTCAGGTCGGATACCTTCGCACAGGTACTCTTGATCTTTCTCGCAAGTCTGAGGCCATCTGGGGTGTTTCTAACACACAGAACCCTTACCAAGTATTCCTTGGCAGCCTAACCGCTAAGGGCAAGATGACCTTCGTTATGCAAGATGACACCGAACTTACTCGCTACATCACAAACACTCAGCCAGCAATCACCGTGAACTTCTCAACAGGTTCAGGTGCAACTGCTACCGAGTTCCAATTCACTCTCTCAAAGGGTGCTTATGTAACTGGCGCGATTGATCGCACCGCAGAGTATGTAGAAGTCACAGTTGATATTGAGGGTCTTGGTAACTCAACAGATGTTGGTGCAACTGGTGGCTACTCACCTGTAAAGTTCACTCTACAAAACGCTTTCCCTTCTGGCACATACCAGTAACAGGGAGAAAACTGTATAGCCGGGGCCGCCTTCCCCCCGGCTATACCCTAACCAGCGAAGGCAAGCAGGAAGGAAATCATGGCTAAAACAATTACACTCCCAAGCGGTAACACCGTAACTTTGCGTGACCCTAGTGAGTTGCGCGTTAAAGATCGCAACAAGGTACTAGCTGCGGCACAAGGTCAAGAAGGCTTACTGCAAACAATGTCTATGCTCGATGGACTTATGGCAGTTCTTATCTCGGCGTGGTCATTTGATTTGATTATCCCATCAGTTGTTCTTACCTCTTTGGGCGAACTGACTATGGCTGACTACGATGCTATTGCGGCAGAAGTAGCAACTGCTCAAAATTCACTATTCCCCGCGCTCGCTGAAACACCAGAAACAGAAGCGAACCCTGATAGCCCTTTCGCCGACTCCAACGCCTAAAGTGGGTGTTGGAAGGTAATCGCAGAGAAGAAACTCTTAACTACCCAGACCAAGAGTATTTCTACTATGTCTGCGCTAAAGAGTTCGGCTGGACTATCACCGAAACCGATGAGCAACCAGCAGCTTTGGTTGATTGGCTTGTGTCCATTCATAGCGTAGTCAGACAGGTTGAAAATGATAACAACTAACATTTACACGGTTAAAAAGGCTATTGACAAAAAATTAACCGATGTTGATGTGAGCGTTATGAAAGCCCGCGATGAGATGATGGCTCGACTCATTCAACTCTCGCAAGAGGAAATTAAGGGTCGCCGACCTAAAGGCCAAAAGGCTACATCTGGCGAACCACCAATGAACCGCACAGGTAACCTACGCCGATCTATCACAGGCAAGAAAGCCCAAGAAGGATTTGCTCGTTACTCAGCCGAGGTCGGTCCAACAATGATTTACTCACGCGCCGTTGAATTAGGTGGCGCACCTACTTGGCACGATGGTCAGCATTTTCCATATATGAAACCAGCATTACAGAAGTTCCAACGCGAAGCGATGGCTATTGTCAGAAAATATCTAGGCTAGGAAGGAAAGCACATGGCAGAGTTTCTACCACCAGTCATACTTGAAATCCAAGCCAATGCAACTAAGGCTATTGCTCAGATGCAAATGGTCAATGGCGAGCTTGACAAGATGGAAGTCAAGGCTCTTAAGGCTGGCGGTTCCATTGATGTAATGACCAAAGCCTCTAAGTTTGCTGGTACTGCCTTGCTTGGTATCGCCGGAGTTCTTGGAACTGTTGGCGCAGTTAGCATTAAAGCAGCGCTTGGCGTTCAGGAATCTCAAGCCAAACTTCAAACTGCGGTTAAAAATACTGGCGTAAGTTTTGCAGCATTTGTTCCTTATATGAACAACGCGCAAGATGCTATGGTCAAGTTTGGGTTTAGCGCTTCTGACACAAACGAAGCATTAGCAATGATGACGGCTGCAACTCGAAACCCTGCTACCGCCGTAGCCAATCTTGGCGTAGTTGCTGATCTTGCTGCTTTCAAGAATGAATCACTTGCCGCTGCTGCCGACACAGTATCTCGCGCAACAATGGGTCAGGCTCGCGGTCTTGCTGATCTTGGCTTGGCTATTGGTAAGACAATTCCTAAAGGCGCTGATCTGGCCACAATTACTAAGATGATTGAGGATAGAACCAAGGGAGCGGCTGCCGCTGCTGCTAAATCTGACCCTTGGAAAGTTTTAACTGCTCAATTTGTTGCGTTGGAAGAGAAGCTAGGAACAGCGCTATTACCAACATTCAATAAATTAACTGACTGGATTATTAACAAAGGTTTGCCTGATCTTAAAGCGCTAGGCAAATGGATTAGCGATAACAAGGGATTGTTTGAAAGCCTTATTGCCGCTTTAGCCGTTATTTGGGCAGTTCCTAAAGTTGCTGGATTGATTACTGCCATCGGTGTTATTAAAGATGCTTTCGTTGCATTGCGCGATACCTTGATTGGCGTAGATATTGCCGAAGCGCTTGCTACTGGTGGAACTAGCGTTTACGCTGGAATGGCTGCTCTTGGAATTGCGGGAGCCACTTATCTAAGCTTTAAGAACATTTTTGGACAGGGTGATTCATCAACAGATGGTGTAGCGCCGGGAACTAAATTGGCTAAAAGTTTTCAATCATCGGGTACAAAAATTGCGGGACTTCCTACTCTTAGCATACCGAAACCTGCAAATATCAATAGCGGTAAATCGCCTTTGCTGATCTCTTCAACTAAGACTGCAAAGCCAAAAGCCCCAAGTCTTGCTCAGCAAAAAGCAGGTATGATGGGTGGCGGTGGAGCGCTTACGCTTACAATTACAACCGACACCGGAGCAGTTGTTAAAGGAATTACAGGCTCGGCGGGTACTACGAAAGTGGTGGTTAAGAAATAATGGCAACCTTCGTATCAAGCCTTAACCCGTTTCAATTTGCTTTTAATGGTTTCATCTTTGGCTCAGGCACAACCTATACAGTCACAAATATAGATGGTCTTGCTGGACTTGCGCCTTTGCGCGTTCAAGATGACATTCGCGGTTATACCGATGGACAGTATTCAGGTCGTGATTTCTACGATGGCAGAACTGTCACAATTGACATGGTTATTCTTGGCGACTCATCTCACAACGCCCAGTATTACTACAACCAGTTACAGACAAACCTCTATCCTCAGCAACTAGGTACGCCGTCAGCTCTTGGCGCGTTTCAATTTGAGTTGTCGTCATCTATCGGGCTAAAGGTTATGTATGGTCGCGTTCGCAATATACAAACATCCATTGACCCAGATTTTGCCTATGGCTACATTCAGACCAGCGTTGAGTTCTTTTTCCCAGACCCTCGCTACTACGATTATCCTTACACGACTTCATCTGGCACATCTGTTGCTATGACAAATAGCGGGTGGGCTATTTCTTGCCCTGTTATCACCGTTGCCAGCAACCCCGGCGGTTTCACTATCACCGACTCAAACAGTAACTCAATGAGTTTTAGCGCAACTAGCGGAACAACTGTTGTGATTGATTTGCTTCAACGCACCATTACTCAAAATGGCAACCCTAATCGCGGGATAATGACAACCTCAACTGGCTGGCTACAACTTGCGCCTGTTAGCAGCAATACCTTTACGATCAGCGCTGGCAGTATGTCAATCAGTTACACTAACGCTTATGTCTGATTTTCGTTATTTCACAACCGCGCTTTATCAAAGTGGGACTACGCCCAATTCCATCCTTGCCGAGTTGCCTTTAACTGCCGTCAGCTTCGACACTCAACTCAACAGCATTGGTTCCTTTACTGGCGAGCTTCTTTTGTCAGGTTTGGATGCTGCAAAACTTAATGTCTTTAGCGGAACCAACCCCGGACAGACTTGCCTTTATGTGGACTATGGCGGAAAAATTATTTGGGGTGGCGTTATCTGGTTGCGCGAGTATGACTCAACGACTCAGATTCTCAAGATTACGGGTCAAGAAATGCTCTCGTATTTCAAGCGCCGTAAGATCACGCCTCTCAACACTACTTATTACGGCACATCTCCAACGCCTACCTCAATCAACTACACAGGCGACATTTGCTCAATCGCCAACGACCTCATTGTCAATTACGCTCAAAGCGTGACTTTTCCAAACCAAGGTGGCACGGTCAAAGGCAATATCGGCTTGCAGTCTAGCTCAACAACTTCTGGTTACTCTGTAACTCGTACCTACTTTGACTATGAACTCAAAGAGGTTTATCAAGCAGTTAAAGACTTATCAGATGGTTTAGATTCATCGTCAGGCAATCCGTATTTCGACTTTGTGATTACTTACACATACGATTCATCGGGTCGCCCAGTCAAGCACTTCACAATGTATATTCCGAGCAGCGCAACGACTACTGCGGTCTTTCAATTTCCCGGCAATCTTGTTGAGTATATTTACAATCAAGATGCTACTAGCGCGGCTAACGCTCTTTGGGGACTTGGCTATGGCAAGAACGCCAACAAAATCATTGCTTTGGCATTAGACAACCAATACTCATACGACCCTGCTGGCAGCATTAACTCAACAAGCGGTAACGCTGCTATTTTGGAAGATATCGCTAGCTTCATTGATATTGAGGATTCAAGCCTTCTCGGTGCTACTAACGCTGGACAACTTAACGCTCGCACGGGTATCACTCACCCACTTACAGGTAACCCAGTTATTTCAGCTCCTGAAGTTGTGCAAGTTGTTCTTCCGCCATACAACGACCCATATTTGGGAACTTACAAAGTCGGAGATTTTGCTCGTTTGGTTATTATTGATGATCTGTTTCCCGCAGGTTACGATTATTCAGAATGGCGCATTGGGTCTATCAGCGTAGAACCCGGCGAGGATGGAGCAAGCAGAGTGACAGTTTCATTATCTCGCGCCGTCTATAATCAAGGCACTTCTTGGATTGTAACTCTCTAATGGCATATACAAACATTCCCGCTAATCTCTACGATTACTTCAGCACGATCAACCAACGCATCCGCAAACTAGAGTCTGCGCCCGATCAAGCGATGACTACTGCTCAAAGCGCATCTACTCAGGCGACCACCGCAGAGGCTCAAGCAACTACCGCACTTGCCAATGCCGCAACTGCTTATGCAGCTGCTATCGGTTCGCTTCAACCAAGCGCATCAACAATCGTCAATTCAAGCAACCAGATGACGGCAATTTCTACAAACGGAATTACTGTTTACTCAGGTTCATCCGCTTCAAGTGGTGCGCGTGTAGTAATGAACTCGGCTGGCATCGCTGGCTACGATTCTGGCGGTTCTGCCACATTTGCCATTGTTGCCTCAACGGGAGCAGCTTCTTTCAAGGGAAGCATCACAGGCTCTTCCATTACTGGCTCAACCTTGAACATTGGTGGAAACTTCTATGTTGATGGCTCAACAGGTTTATTGACCTGTACGGGCGCAACAATTACAGGAACAATCACCGCAACATCAGGTTCATTTACTGGAAGCATTTACTCATCAAACGGAACCATTGGCGGTTTCTCTCTTACTTCCTATGCTTTAACTGGTGGCGGTCTAAGCATCAACTCTTCAAGCGGGCAGATTTCAAGCAGCGCATCTATTGTCACTTCAAGCACTATTACCGCCGGAAGCACAATGACGGCTCAGGCTTATTTCTACAACTCTGGTTACGCAACCACAACATCCTCGGCTAACGCTTACATAAACTCATCTAGCGGTTTGCTTGCTCGATCATCCTCATCTTTGCGTTACAAGCTAGATGTTGAGCTTCAGGCAATTCCTTTGCAATCTATCCTTGCTTTATCTCCTAAATCTTTTATTGACAAAGGTGCGGCAGATGCTCAGGGCGGTTCTACTGATGGCTTGCCTCGCATCCTTGGACTTATTGCCGAAGAGATCGCGGAGATACCTGTTCTTGCTGATTTGCTTATGAACAAAAATGAAGAAGGTCAGCCAGATTCGGTAAACTATGACCGCGTAGCAGTTGCTCTCATTCCGCTATTGCAATCCCACGAAGCACGACTAGCAAAGTTAGAAGGCGCAAATGGAACTGGAACATCATCTACAAATTGAGGACATTCTCAAACACCTTAAAGATCAGGTAGCAGAACAAGCGCAGACAATCGCCGTTCTTAAAGCCACGATTGATTCTTTGACTCGACCTAAACCTATTGAACCAACAACTACGGCGACAACGCCAAATGTTGAAGGGCCAAAAGGAATCTAACCCCACAACCTGAAACGGCGCAAAAATGCTAAAATCTACTAGCGATGTACTTACCAACCAAGCAAACTTCTCTGGCGCAATTTATTACTACACCACAGTTGCGGCAATGATTTTGGGCGGTATTGGATGGTTGATTAGGCACTTTCACCAGATGGATTCTCGTATGCGCCGAGTTGAATACGCTCTCTACAACGATGGCAAGACTGGGCTGATTAACAAGGTTGATTCGCTCATTGAAAACCAGCAATGTATCAAGGTTGATGTTGAAGTTATGAAAGCCAAAATTGGCGAATGAACAAATGGCGCACACTCGCGGGCGCTTGGTTTGAAACCTTTATTACTTTTGAGCTTGTCTTACACGCCAAGGATTTAATTAAGCCGGGCTTGCTTATACAGGCTGCATTAGCCGCGTTTCTGCCAATCGCAATTCGCTGGATTGACCCTAAAGACAAATTCCCAGATGGAGAGTAAATGTTCAAAAGAAAATACATTCACCCAGACACTCAGGATGTTTTAACTTTTGGCGAGCAAGTATCTTGGAAAATTCAGGGCATTATCCGCAACTGGTGGTTTGTAGGCTTTTGGTCTATCGGCAGTTTTGTATGGTGGCTTAAGCCTACTTGGTTCCGCGACAACCACTCATATATTCATTGGCAACTATTGGCTTCCTATCTAGCCGTTCTTGTTGAGTTGATGATTGGTATTGCAATGATCGGACAGACCAAGCGCGATGCCATGATTATTCGACACATCCTGAAACTTGAGAAACAAGAGATTGAACACTTACAGGATTTACTAGAGGAAAAAAATGACTGATGGTCACGATCAAAAGATTACTAACTCGTATGTGGTGCATTACCCTGCTCACGAACCACGCGAAACTGACCCGCACTATAAAGACTTTAATGCCTACCGC